TTTCAACTAAATCTGATAAGGCCATTTCAACGTAAACTTTACGTTTTGGATTTTTCTGTATATGACTAGCTTTTAGTAGTTTCATTTTAAATTAAAGTTCTTATAAAACTGTTTCATATCCATATATTGTAAGTTGGTAACAGTACCGTCCCATTCTCTTACAGGACTATTGACATCATTGGCGTCCCTTAAATTGGGGTTAACCTTAAAAAACTGTATTCTTCTATTTTTATTTTTACCATTAAAGTCCCAAAATGTCTGTTTCCATTGTTGTACCCAATTGACACTTGGTGTAGGAGCGTGATCTGGCAATACGTAATTTGATGTGCCTTTGTACATATTGTTGACCTTACCTGTGGTACTGTTTAAGTCGTGGCCAATTAGATAAACTTCGTCTGGTTGTTCTTTTACACAAGCAATATAACCAGAGATAGGCCCAGCCGCCCAACCTGGATCCTTTTTATCTTTTAATATATCATTAATACAATTTGATTTATCATTATCTTTAATCCAAGAAATCTTAATTGATTTTTGTTGTACGTATCTTTTATGTTTTGATTTATCTTTTCTAACAACGTGAGCCACACCTGCCACACTTGAACCGTGCATTACAAAATGATTTGTTTCTGGTGTTCTCTTATTTTCATAGAAAGCGCCTTCTTCTCTGGCCAATCTTAAATCTTCATCTGTGGCACCAGCCTTTATCATATTATCAAATAATTGAGCAGGCACTTTTGACCAATTCCTAAAGTAAGCTACATTATTGTGACAATAACCACTATGATATATTTCGTGCATTATGCCTTGGTCAACCGCCACTAATACATCTGGTGTAAAATCTCTATATAAGGCGTTACAGCCGTAAATTATGCCGTGTTCTCTTAATTTTCTTAAATCTAAACTTTGACGGCTTTCGCCATTACCTATACAAAATACTCTTTTCATTTGTTTATAAAAACATCTTTCATTATCATCTTACATTCTGTTTCGTTAAAACGAATAAAAGGTTTTAATCTGGTAATCGTAGATGAGATTTTAGGCCATACAACTTTTTCGGTAATTTTTTTATTCCAATTCTTACTAAACGACAAAAAGTGGTCAAGCACAATGAAGGTCTGCTGTGACGCTTTTTTTTGAATAAGTAATCGTAACAATCTAGGATGTTGTCCATTATTGCATACAAAGCCATCATCAAAAGAAAGGCTATTAGAAGAAAAGTCATTACTAATCCGTACCAGATCGTCTCTAAAATGATAGGCAAAAGCTTCTTTACGCTTTCTAAAATCCAAATAAACATCTTTACCGTCTTTTTGTAACAAGTTACCAATCCAGCCTTTACTGTCGTTAGCAAAGTTGGCAACGAAGAAATCAAGTATTTCATTTTGTCCATATTGTTTACTTAACTTGTGAAAAAAATACCTATCATTTCTTTTTGTAAAGGTATCTAATTTACAGTTAACCTTTCCCTCATATTTAATATAATCATATGTATCTGTTGTAAAGTGTAGTTTAACTCCCAAATAAACTTTAAATACATCAAATCCACCATACATAAATTAAACAGGTAATTGGCCACACTTCGGATATTTGACCATTCTTAAATTGATGGCCTCTGCTTTGATTTTTTCTTTTAATGATTTTGAAATGAGATTTGATACTGTGCCTGGATCAACTTCAAGTTTTTCACAATATAATATTACGGCATCCATATAAGAACATTTTTTTTCTTTGACAATGTTCTCAACTTTTAAACTAAACTCTTTACTATTCATATGACCTCCACTATATCATATTTTAATTGATTTGTAAAGGGTGGTTTTCACGCTAGCTACACACCACCCCTTGGCGCCAAACTTTAAATTATTGCTAATAACAATAAAACAATTAATACACTAGGTATTATACTTGCCAAAATTAAACCGTTTTGTTTAATCTTTTTAAAGTTCTTCATTTTTTTAGAGATACCATATGTAATGCTATCCCATTCTTCACTTGTGTAGGGCCACATATTACTTACTTTGGCCGTTTAAGTGAGGATAGAAAGCTTTTACCATATTTTGGTATGCTTCTGTAAAAGGTTTTGTATTTTTTAAACCTTCTTCATACATCTTTTGACCTACTTCTTTAAAAGTAGAAAGACTATCACCAGTAGTTACGAAGTCATTAAACTTTTTAGCAGTTTCAATGATGTCTTCAGCTGATACTGTTGGTGCTTTGAAAGATGTAACAACTTCATCACCATCTTTTTTAGATGAAAATTCGTAGTTGTTTACTTGTACTTGATAGTTAAACTCAACTAATTGTTTAGCTAAGCCTAATAGATCGCTTCTTATTTCGTAAGCGTTTTTTGATGTTGTTGCCATAATTTACTCCTTTGTTTGTGTTTGTGTGTTATAGCATTCTTATTTATAATATATCATACTTTTTAGTATTTGTCAATGGTGAGTTTCTGTTGCCACGTACTCACCAACGCCGTTACCTATTAACTAGGCAGCAAGTGCATAACTTTCGTTAGCATTTATGATTTGATAGTAGGGTATCAGCCATTAAACTCCAGTAAGTTTTAGTAGCAGTCGAATCTAACTCACCCCCTCAAAGCACACATATATGTGTTTTAAATTGGTGGAGGTGGTGGGTACTGCCCCCACGTCCTCACTAGTTATTATCTTACCTTCAACGTCTAATTCTTTTCTATTAATTCGCAGTCTGCTTCACTAGCAGTTAAACCCACTTTTTTATCCCATAGCCAAATGTATGAATAAACAACTTGATTGTCTTTTTCTAAACATTTTTTACCAAATGATAGTCTAGGTTCTTTAATGCTACAAGCTGTCAATATGACACTTGCTAATAATATTGTTAATAATGTTTTCATTTTTCCTTTTATGTATTAGGTTTTGAGTTTTCTAATACTTGCATTTTATTAAATGTATGATATAATATACAAGTTTCTATACCATTAGGTACATCAACAGTTACCAATGTTTCGCCTTTATCATTTTCATAATACGTTACCATATAAACTGGTTCACCATCTGGATCACTTGACTCTCTACCTAAACTTAAATGTTTAGGAGTTAACTCATTGTAATCAATGTAGTTTTGTACATCTTCAGCTGCTCCACATACTGCTGGTAAGTTTCTCCAATGAAATGGAGTATATTCTTCAGCAAATACGCTTGAACATAATAATGATAAAATTAAAATTAGTTTTTTCATATTCCCTTTAGCTGTAGGTCGCAAGTAGGAATTTAAATCACCTTTTTATTATTTTTCGGTACTTTTGACTTTATCTTTGTTTAATTCTTCATAATATTTATAAAAGCCATCTATTGCTTCTATTAAGTTTTGCTCATAATCTTTTTTTTCTTTAATAAAGCATTGTGCTGTACCGTCTTCATTACCTAATAAAATGACTATTTGTTCAATTGGTGTACCAAATGTTTCTTCGTACATATGAGCATAAGCTGTTGTTTGTAAAAAGTAGTTTTCTACCCAATCTTCCTGTCTCTCTTTGTTAGCAGTTTTAAAGTCAATTACTGATAACTTACCATTGTATTCTGCCACACAATCTACTTGGCCAGCAATTGTTAGTTTTTTACTGTACATAATTGCTTCAAGTAAATGTATGTTGTCTATTTGATCTATGTAAGGTTTTAATAGTTTGAATAAACCTAGTGGTAATACGTCTCTAATACTTGGTGTTTCGTTTTTAAGATACTGTTCTACTAAAGTGTGAGTAGCTTTACCTCTACGAGCTGCTCTACCCATTTCCCATTTAGCAACTTCTTCACCAATACTATCACGCCATTTTTGTAGGCCTTCTTTTTTAAGAATACCTAATACAGTAGTTACAGACGGATAGTTTTTGCCGTCTATGTTATAAAATCTAAAACCATCTACTTTCATACCTTTGGTTTTAGGAAGTAATGATTTATTCAAATCAATAAAATTAAATTTTTTAGCCATAATATATCCAATATATCACTTAATTAACAAAAAGTCAAGCTTTAAATGCCTTTTTCACTCATCATATCATTAAGTTCATCTTTTGTAGGTTCCTGATTGTTGTATTTGATGTAAGAGTATTTTTCATACTTTGTCTTACCATCTGAGTCTCTATATGCTCTTAAAAACTCTTTACGATTGTCTTCAGGATTTTTATAAGAGCAGTGAATCCACCCGCTGTTTTTATCTTCAGGATTCCAAAACTCCAATATCAACTGGTCATAGTCTAGGTTTTTATCAATCCAATGAGCCAACTCCTGATTGGAAATTCCAAAGATTTCAAAATCGGCCGCCTGGCCAGAAGCGTGCTGTGAATTGATTGATGAGCCAATCCTTTGGCACAACTGAGCCGATCTAAACCCACTGGAAACCGTAACAGGCATTCCGTAATGGTCACGGACTGGTTGTAGCACATTTTCACATAATCTTTGTAGTGCTTCTATTTGTGCCTCGCTAGGGTTATTGTTTATACCCTCTCGTTCAGCGACCTGGCTTTTAACCATTTCACTAAGCGTGAAGCTTTTGCTTAATCTCATACAATTTATCCTTTGCTTTTAGTTTAAGTTTTTTGAGTTCTCTTAAAGTTTGCCAACTTGTTACTGATCTATCATTATTTCTTACTTGTTCAACTTCATTAACTTTTGATTTGAGTTCTTTATGTTTTGCTTTTACGTCCATATTAACCTCTTGTTAGTTTTAAGATTTTCTCTATTTGTGCCTTAATAATTGGACCTCTATTTGGCCAATGTATGTAAGGTTCGTCACTTTTAGATAGATTATATAAAAATGGTAATATAATCTTTTCTAAATCTTTAAATCTTTGATTAACTGTTTCATCTGAAAGTTCTTTTGTTATAGTTTCTTTTTCAGCCACAATTTGCATTATCTCATTCATCATAGATTTGATTGATGAAACATCATCTTTTACTTTTGCTATTTCTAAGTTTGAATTTTCTATTACGCTTGGGTCTATGGTAGGTTGTGTTGTTTCAGCAGGTTTTGAAACTGGTGTAATACCCCAATCCTCATTGAGGTCAAACCCACGCATATAATCTGGTATATCATCTGCCATATTATTTACCTTTTGATCTCTTTCTATGTTTTGCTAATACTTGTTCGGTTTTAGATTGTTTGATGGTTTTCTTTCCATATCTTTGAGCTAAAGCACTTTTGGGGTGTGCTTCTGCTATTCTACTTAAATTATCTTTCCAACCGCTATCTACCTTATGTGTGAGGCCTGATACACCTCTAACTATATTTAGACCCCTAGGTACCTGTGTTATGTGCTTGTTTTTCTTTAAATAGTCTTCCATTTCAGCAATAGACATCATTTCGTCATATTCTTTATTGGTTTTTTTATTTAAAAAAGTATATACAGGCATTAAAAATATTTATTTAATACTTCTAATTGGTCATCATACTCAGCAATTACTTTTAGCTCTTTTTCAATTGCTTCAAGTATATCTGGATGTTCACCCACACCTACTGGATTATTTAAATAAACTTCAATATTCATTTTGTGTTTTTTTATATGTCCTTCAGCGTGTGCTTTTAAAGCTTCAATCATATTATTACGATTTACTTCAGCCATTTTGTTTTACTCCTTTTTTTGTTTTTAATATTCTGCCATAGTGTGGCCAACCAAAATCATCTGGAGATTCACCGACATAACGCCAACGAATAACACCTGTGTCTGGATTTCTTTCAAATATTTTTTCTTTAGTTTTCTTCTTTGACTTCGCCATCTTTTAATCCTTTTCTTAATATATCTTCTTCAGTAGCTGTAAATAATCTAATCATACGTTTTTCTGAAGCCAATCTTTCGTCTCTTGCTCTTTTTGATTGTTCTCTACTTATCACTATTGATTCATCTTCAAATATCATATTACTTCACTTGTTCGGGATTTACTTTACCCATTAATTTATCTGAGTGCTCTTGTAATAATGCTTTTTTGTACCATTCTGGTACTTGAGCTGGAGCTTTCCAAGTAGCAAATCTTCTTTTTTTCATAACATAATAATTACGGTAACTTTGTACACTATCACCTGGTACTTTACACTCGTCTGGCATAGCAGGTGTAGGTTGTGTGGCAATTTTATTAATTTTAGCATTCTTAGGTGGATGCTTTAACAAATTACCTAACTTTTGTACAGCAACGTGGTCTTTTGTATGATTATATCTTTTTTTATATTCATCATTCAAAGCCATAAAGTGTTGATATAACCATAGATAGTTATAAGCAGATTCAAATAACCAAACTGTACTAGGGTGTTTAATCCAGCCTGCCTTGTATAAGACGGCCTCCATATTTGTATTAGGATGTTTCCATCTTTTTATCTTACGGCCATTTGCTGTCTTATCATAGTATTCTGTACCGTCTTGTACTCTATGACAAGTAGATAATAATTGTGCTGATTCTAAAATCATTTTTACAACGTGTTTATCACAACTCATTTGAGCCGCTTTAATAGGGTCTTTATCTAAGTAAAATATGTTCATTAGTGTATTGTCCCCCTAAAATAGTTCATACAATTATACTTCTCACATAGTTTTTCAAAAACACCAAACCAAAAACCTTTTGCCCAATTTGACACGGCATTTCTACAACAATTTTCGGCATTTGTCAACCTTTTAACCTGAATAGGTGAAAGGTGTGGTAGTTTAGTTCTTCTTATATCTTCCAATGTTATCATTATATAACCTCCATTTTTAATATATCACTTTTTAACAATAATGTCAAGCCTATATGTTTCTATCTTGTCTATCATTTATTGACATAATTTCGTTCAATTTGACCTTTATTTCGTCTGGACTATCACCTAAACCCTTGGTAATGTCTTGGTAACCCTTTAATTTTTGATTTTTTTTCTCTAATTTTTCAATCTTTTTCTTTAAATAGTCTTGTTGATTTTCTTTAACAAGTAATCTTTTCATTTTCCATTGTCTTAATGATATGTTGGCCGCTATTAATAATAATACCGCTAATGGGTCAAATACAAATATCAATATCAATATGACAATTCTAACTGCCTCATCAAAATGACTTTGTGCTTCATTACCATATATCAGTTCAGCAACATACTTAATAGGTCCTACTTCGGCCTCTATTTTATCTTGTGCTAATTGTAGATTGGCCTTTTCTGTAGATAGTTTAGCAATCTCATCACTTGCGTTTTTAATTGCTGTGTTTAATTCGTTTCTTTCTGTTTCTTGTTTCTGTCTTTCTTTTAAACCTCTTGTAGCATATTCATTGTTTAAATAAACTTCTATTGACTTATCTAATTGTGTTAATGTTTTTTCTGCTCGATCAATGACAATTTCTTGTCTTTTAATTTGGTTATCTATTGTGTTAAT